ACTTATAAGGACTGTAAAATACAGATGAGACTACACGAGGAAAGATTTAAAAATGAAATTCAGAGCTAGGGCCCGCAGCTGATCACAGGGTTTAATGGAATCCTTAAGCTAACTCAGTTTGCGAAAAGCCCTTTGAAGATTTAATCGGCTGAGTTGGCGTCCATAATTGAAAGGAGGTAACATGAAGAACAACATCGTTAAACGATTTATTTCGTGGCGAATTCGTGGCTTATTTGTGGCAGAAAAAAGGCTTAAGAGTCTTTTAACAGCCAACGTGAAGGAAGGAGCAAGCGACAAGGAGCTTGACGGACTCTATAAAATCATTTCACTAGAGCTAAGAGGTATTTCAGCCATGCAAAATGATATTATGACTCTACAGATGATAGACGAAGAAAATCAAAAGTGAGGTTTTATGCGGCTCATCACGTGTATCACGTCTATAGAGGCTCCCAGAATTAGTACAATGTGTGAAATTGATTATTTTTAAAACGTGATGTTCGTGATGTTCCTAGAACTGTTACAGGCTACCAAAATACATACAATTCTTATATCACGTGGGTGTGATCCCATATACTACACTTGAACAGGGGCATACGCGCATGAGGGGTTTCAAAATGTTGAAAAAAGTCTAGAAGGTTCTATAGGGGTAATATATGGTAGGTCGTAAAGGAAAGTTCACCGGGCATTCAGAGTGGATGGATGAGTTTAATAAAATTCATAATCCGGATTATTACTATGGCAAGAAAACCCAAACGAAGAAAACCTCGAAGAAAAAAACAGATCGTAAACGCTACACAGCCCAACGACATCCCGTATTCAAAGTACCGGGTTGAGTGGATGGATATTCTTTCTGACTCCGGTTGGGCAACTGATAAAGAATTTGATAGAATGAAATTAGCATTTCCAGTTAATGAAGGATGGTTATTTAGCAAGGATAGATTTACTATTAAAATGTTTGCGTCGTACGATAGAGATGCAGATACAAATGAGATTACGTTTGGAGATAGAACTATGATTCCTCTTGCTTGTATTAAGAAGATGATTAGACTCAAGTGAGTATTGACTGGTTAAGTGAAGAGAAGTATAACCTTTATAAGGAGGACTTTAATTATATGACAAAGAAAAAGAAAAAGAAATCTAAGAAGAAAAAGAAAAAAACTAAAAAGAAAAAGTAATGGAAAAAGCTGTTAAAAAACTTCGAAAACTTAAAGATCAATTGGATAAGTTAGAAGAAAAAGAAGACGATCTTTTAAATGAACTCGATGAAGTTATCTCTGAGTTAGAAGAATCTAACGACGATTAGGATGTGGAATCCTGATCATCTTCTGTTTTGGTTGGTGACAGGGGTGGTGTTAATTGTTTGGATTCATTTATCTCTTCGATATCTATAACATCTTCGGGTGTTATATTAATAATTTTACGATTGCTTTTTAACAGCTCTGCCAATTCCTCATTCATTTGTTCCTCATTTTGATCTTCATCTAATTTCCCATGTAGAATATGTTTTTGTTCTACATAAAGACCACCAGCTTTTCCTCGCATGTGTTCTGCATTAGCTGCAGCTGAGAAGGATCTGTGTTTGAGAGCTTGATCTCTAATTTTAGCTAGCTCTGTCACATGTCTGCCATAATTCACTTTGAAACGATTTCGTTGTTCCTCTCTTAAGTCACCAATGTATTTAACTACCAGGGGACATTGTTCCGGATTTTGTAGTTCGGATGCTTCTTGCCTTGCACGGTTTTCACTGTAGCCAGCTTCAACAGCACACTCATAGGCAAATTTACGTCCTTCATGCAGAACCAGTAATTCTGCGAATCTTCGTTGCATATCAGTTAATCTTTTAGGAACTCCCATGGTTGACAATTTAAGGTAACAATTGTAAAAAGTCAATATGGATAAAGATATAGATGTATGGAAACAACGTAATGAAATACTACATAAAAAGGTAGATAGACAAATGACAGAGATAAAAGATTTAAATAAAAAAAGTGAAACGATTTTTGATTTGTCTCGAAGATTTCCTAACAAGACATATAGAGAGTTAGAGAGATATAGAGATGCAGATCGCCAGGAAGAAGCACAACAGGTCCCTTTAAGTGAATCCCAGAAGTCTCAGAAAGATTTAGAGCCTATCGATGGAGAAGAACAGGATAATCCAACGCTTTGGGAACTAGCTAAAGAACATAATGTTAGTTATGCAGATGCTATTCCTATCCAGGAAGATATGCGTTTAAAGAGAGACGCTTTGAAGGCCGCGTGTACTCTCGGTGAGATGAGAAAAGATAGAACACCTTTAGCCAATATGAAGAAGAGAGCTGAAGAAGCTGAGGGCGAGCTGAGTATTATGAAAGGGATAGAAACTAATCGAGTTAAAGAGGCTCAAGCTAGATGTGATCATTTACAAAATGAGTTGGACAGAGTTAAGAAAGATAACAATGATTTATTTAATAGGATTGCTGAACTGACAGAAGTTGAGGAGTCTCATCGAAATCTTAACGGGAAGTTGCAAGAGAGACTAACAGAATTAGAAGAGGAAAAGAAAGAAGCTAATGATGCATTAGATAAAAAACTAGAAGGTGCCAGAAAGGCAGGAATGTAATGCTGAAAGGTAGAGATGTAATTATGATCTTCGATAGATTTGTTGGGCCGAAGAAAGGGAGTGGAGTCGCTCAGGATGCTCGAGTTCAAGTTCGTACACCAGAAGGTAGACATTATGATATAAAAGGTGTAGACCTCGTTTTAAATAAAATTGTAGGTGCCCGGGAAACTCATCGAATTGTAATTTCAACACATGAAGAAGTTGCTCCAATGGGCAAACCTAAGTTGATTTTATAATACATCTGTTACCTTAAAAATATTATGGGACCAGAAAGAAAATTATGGCATGAGCTTAAAAGAAATACACCACAAATTAAATGGACAAGGCTTGAAAATACTAGCTTACTCGGCACTCCTGATCTGTTGGGCTACAATAGTTCTGGGAAGTTTTTCACTGTTGAGTTAAAGGTTACAAAAAGTAACAAAATTAAATTTTCTCCGCATCAAATTGCCTTTCATGTTAGGCATCCACACAATACATTCATCTTAGTAAAGTCGCTTGGTCAGAGCGACTTAAAACTTTTTCAAGGAACACAAATCAAGGAGCTTGCAGCTTGTGGCTTTAGACTTGACGCTTGTAGCTTGGGGCTTAAATCAGTGATTCGCACGCTTGAGGCTTGCGGCTTGTAGCTTGAGGCTTGCTGCTTGCGGCTTGAAACAAGTAACCGGGCTCTTCATGACTAGTGTTTAGGGTATGTGACATTGGCTACCTTCCGGTCCCAACAGTTCCGACAGCTCTTGCACTCGTTACCCTGCTTTGAGGCCGGGCATGTGAAGGCCTGAGTTGAAACGGTCGACGTCCAGGGCCAAAATTTAACTGGCTTCTGGTCGATTCGATGCGAGGACATACGAATAATTAAATTTTTAGGAATGCTATCACTATTAAGGGGTAAAAATTTGGCTTCACGCGTTGGCAGCCAGTGACTAGTCTCTGGCGTCGCTTCGCATACTTCAAAAATTCTTTTTAGGTGCCATGAGCTCTGAAGGTCTCCTGAGTCGTGCCAGCGGAAGTGTGGTTCGCCTTTAATAAGCACAGTCATGGCCTGAACCCAGCGTGGGTGCTGTAGTGACTCGAGTCTTCGAGCTAGCGCCAGTCTAACATTGCGGAAGTTGTAACGGCCCTTCAGGGCGTAACAGCCCGCACATACTGAGCCTGGGATCTTCACCAACTTGGCGCCGGTGATACAGGCCTGAGCTGGCAGGTTGTAGGCTGGCCCGGGCATTTTAGATGGTGCGCTCAGGCCTCCGGTTATTTTTCTGGCTTCTTTCTTTAACATATAATTTTATACTATTGGAATGTGTTCATACTATGACGCTTGCGGCTTGTTGCTTGTCGCTTGTGGCTTGTGGCTTTTACTTTCTTTTTTTATTTTGCCCGGGGCGCCGAAGGCGCCCTGAGCGGATGGAACTAGTTCCATAATGCGGCCTTTACTAACCCGCCATTAGAAGCCCGGTTAAGGCATTCCAAATATTCCGTGTCATCCATTCCCAGGTTCGTCATGCAAAAATGCATTTTGTCCTGCTGTGTGCCCCCAGAACGGGACGCTAGCATCTCCACAGCCTGGTCCAGAATCTCTTGACGTCGAGATCCACCACGCTGGAAAATGGGTTTTAAAGTACGAGAAGACATAATCCCATTATATCCCATATCTACGGTCTTGTCAAGCTTGAAGCTTGCCGCTTGTGGCTTGGGACTCGTAGCTCGAGTGCTTGCAGCTTCTTATTATCAATTGTTATTCTGGGCCCGAATTTCTGCCAGGAATGACTCATGATCTTGAGCTCAGCTGCGATGGTCAACAGCTGGCCCGGTGATGCATGGCTAATTTCTATTGTGAATTTTTTCATTAGTGTTTTTTCTTAACCTTCAGACCTTGTTGTACAATAAACCAAAGTGCTCTGAAGTCCTTCATTGGCATGTCTTTGATCTCCTGAGCCAGGGATGGTCGGGATCTCTTCACCTGTTTTACTAGTTTCTTTTTTATATCTTTCATGTTTTTATTTTACCTTTTAATTGTGTTTGTTTCGTGGCGCTTGCAGCTTGAAGCTTGTGGCTTATTTCTTCTAGAAATTTCCGGCAGCTCTTCACATAAGCGGGACTCAGGTCCCGCTCATCGTGAATGAAATAGTTCATTAAATTATTATGCTTAGATCTAATCAAGTAGCACCATATATTGTTTGGGAAAGTATTTCATAAACCAGTCCAGACCCTTCCTGTGGCTGTCCCAGTCCTTAAACTGTTCAGCACCTATAATCACGTCGTAAACAGCGGCCGCATATCCTGGGACCGTTGCCTTCCCTCCGCCGAATCTATTCGCAATAATTACGTCCTCATCACCATCTAAATTATAGTCTGCATCCTCAAATGGGACTTTAACTTTTTTACCTTTATATATTATTTCCTTCATAGTTCCTTTCATTGTTAGCGCTGGTCCTGGCGCTAGCCTTATCCTGTACCAGGACCTGCAATGATTTGACAAATTTTACGAGCGGAAAATCATTAAACGAGCTCAGACTGTATCCTATATTATCTTACACCTGTTGTCAAGCCGCTTGTTGCTTGAAGCTTGTGGCTTGCGGCTTTTTTTAATTTTTTTTTCTGGGCCAAGTTTACTTATTCTTTTTTCTCCATTGTTCATCTCTCCATAATCTATTCTGAAAATCAATGGCTTCGTTGGTGCCACTAATTCCAAGATAGGCTAACAGTATAAATACAATTGGAGTTCCAACTATTATTACTCTCAGTTCAATTGGAGATGCCCAAAATATTTCTAGTATTTCAATCATACATTTAGAAATATAATAAGTGTTATCATTAATGCAATCCAGACAATGTTAGTAATCCACAACCATCTTGGCCAGGGACTAAATTCACCATCAAGTACGTTTTTAATATATTTCCACATTTCATTCCTCATTAGTTTGGCAATCAATACACAAGTTTTTTGCTCTATCTGACCACTCGTCATTTTTGGGTGTGCAACCACAACCATGACAACGATTAGCAAACATTCCATCAAGTGTATTTTGATATGCTATTTCTTTATTATTCATATATTATCTTATATAAACCTATTGACACTAAAGTCAAGATGATTTATAACTTTATTTTTAACAATTAACAGAAAGGACACAATGGCTAGAGTTCGAAATAATCAAGGGCATAGATCAAAGATATTAAATGTATTTATGCGACCTTATCTTGAACAAGAACTCACGCAAGAAAAAGAGGCATTTGATCAAGCAAGGGAAATTATAAAACCTTTGCAAGATGAAACGTGGAAACTTGCTGAGAAAATAGTTAGACGACATTATACTGATGCAGATGTTAAGATGGCTTATCATTTACAAAACAAATTTGATAATGTTAATACTATTGCAAAAGATAGTTGCTTTCATTTTGGCTACCTGGCGAAAGCTGATGATGATCAAAATGAAAAAGATGAGGACAACTATGTCACAAAGCATTTTGATTTCCGACTTGATGGAAATATAAATGGTTTAGAAAGGTCTAGGCAAAATGATTTTGCTTATGCTTATTTTCGTGATGAGTTAAAAGGTAAAGTTAATAAGGGTGAAAAATGTAATCCCGATATTAACATTGAACAAAAATGGGGAAATGGTAGTGGCGAGGAAAATCAATCAAATCCTCATTGGACACAAACCGACAATGCAAATGAAAGGGAACTCGGTTTAAGTGGTGGCAAGGATAATCAAACTTCATACTCACGTGAGTGGAATAATGATTATGAACTCGATTTGATTGGGCGAGAATATTGCCGAGATAGACAAATTGGGTGTGATCAAAAAGAGTTTGCAATCTTGATGACTTGGCAACAAGCCAAATCCAAATTGATCATGGCTCATACTAAATGGATTGAAACTATTTTAGAACAATGCAAAGTTTTAAAAGGTGGTTTAAGAGATCATGTCTATTTAGAACAATCAATCGACATGGCTAAAAAAATGGGATTAACAATAACTGAAACTGATATTTTAGCGACTACCTCTAAAGGTATCGTGGTATCAAATACAGATATATTAAACCATTTGGCTAGTCTTAAAAACAAGACACAAACAAGAGATCAGAAAATATTGGCACGTCAAATATACGATCAACAACAAGCCCAAAAATAGGGTATTGACATTTAGGGGATAATCCCATATTATCCCCTTTATGGACACACTCGAAAGAAATAAAAAGTTTAAAATCAAATACACAAAACAAGATGGCGAAGAAGTTAGACGTTTCGGCATTTTGACGGATAACTGTCGTGGATTTGGGAATAGATTAAAAGACAGTCAACCTTTTTTACATTACTTTGATCTAGATAAAAAAGGATATCGATACGCAACTAACTGGGAGATACTATGAAACATAGAACAATAAAAGCTTTGCCAATATATCTTCAGCCGAAAATACTTTCGGCTGTTGCTTATATTCATGAGTGTTCACCACACATAGAAAAAGCAGTTGAAAGAATAAATACTGTTCGAGAACATTTAACTGATAAAGAAGTTATGTGGGTTATGAGTTTATTAACTTTCGATAAACTTTTGGACATTGTTAAAAATAGTCCAGACCTTGCTGACTATTGTGAAACAATGAAAG